ACCGTGTGTATGACATTGGTAAACTTGATGGCCTTCATGCTTGGACTTATTGGAGCGAAGCAGACTCAGTAATTCAGTGGCAACAGGCCAACTGCATCGAAATCACACTGTACCGTGTTGACGGACTTTGGATGGACCGAATCTTTACGTTTGGCGTTGCCACGTCATTGCTTTTGGCCACCGGCACTTATGGGCCACCAAAGGTCATTGAGGTGGGCAGCTTATATTCAGATTTTTGCGGGCGGGCGATTGTGGTTGATTCCGCAGAACCTGCGCACATTCAAGTTGCAAACGTCTTTCATTTGGGCCAGGCATGGCCCCCTGCTACGCCAGCTAACGTGCTCCCCGGCGCAGCTTTGGTAGATGTTGTTTCAGGCAGCAACCACCTTGTTCAAATCGGCAATTTCTACGACACACTGGCAGACACTCATGCTGTCCGAGTCAACGGGACATTCAACACTGTATGGATTGCAAGTGGTATTTTTCAGCAATACAGCCGAGGTACTGCGGGTCAAGGCGCGGCAACCGTTGCAGCAACCAACACCCTTCGCTTTGGGGCTGTTCCGCTGTTAAACCCTTATGCTGGCGGCGCTACAACTTTGTTCAACGGTACGCCGGGCGGCACTGCGTTTGAGCCAACCCGGCAAGTTGTCACAACTGCCACTGTTAACTATCCTGTGACCGCAGCCAATGTGGCTGGTCAGCTTGCAGCTTACACTGCCGAAGGTGAAGCAACGGCGGGCGTAGCTTTAATCGCCAAAACAACAGGCACCGTTAACGTCGGCGCATCAACCAACTTACTTGGTTTTTACGGCGCAGCAGCCACTGCGCGTCAAACCGGCGTTGCAGTTTCCGCTGCCGGAATCCATGCGGCGCTTGTCAATCTTGGTTTAATCACATAATAGAGATGGCAAGCGTATTCTTAGCGCATAATCTAAGAACTGTACCGGCCCAGTAGACCGGGAACTCACACGAGTTAAACATGACTGATGAAGTCCAAACCTTAGCGGAAGTAGACTCCGCGCAAGCACCCGAGGTGACGGCCACCACGGACAATGCACAAAATGCGCCGGTAGTAGCTGAAAATCAAGACGGTAGCGCCCAAGAGGAAAAAAAGTACTCGCAGGCTGAAATCGACGCGATGATTGGCAAGCGCCTCGCAAGAGAACAGCGCAAATGGGAACGTGAGCAGCAGGCAAAGCAGGCACCCGTGCCAGCCACGCCAACGGAAATTCCGACTGCCGACCAATTTGACAGCCCACAAGCATATGGTGATTTCATCCGTGCTGAAGCTGAAAAACTGGTCCAACATCGGGAAATCCAGAAACAACGCGCTGAGATTGAAGAAACCTTCGCAGAGCGTGAGGAGGAGGCCCGGTCTAAATACGATGACTTTGACCAAGTTGCGTATAACCCGAACCTTCGCGTCACCGATGTGATGGCCGAAACCATCAAAGCGTCTGACCTTGGACCTGATCTGGCCTACTGGCTGGGCAGCAACCCCAAGGAAGCTGACCGCATTTCTCGCTTGTCGCCACTGTTGCAAGCGCGTGAGATTGGAAAAGTTGAGGCTAAGATAACTGCCGAACCTTTTCAAAAGAAAACCTCGACTGCGCCTGACCCGATTCGTCCGGTAACCGCACGAGCAACAACCACTGGTGTCACTGACACCACCGATCCTCGTTCTGTCAAAAGCATGAGTACATCGGACTGGATTGCTGCCGAGCGCCAAAGACAAATTGACAAAGCAAAGTCACTTCGCAACCGCTAATTTTAGGAAATCATCATGAGTAACTCGCTTCTTACCATTGACATGATCACCCGCAAATCGCTGGAGATCTTGGAAAACAACCTCGTCATCACCCGCAACGTGAACCGCCAGTACGACGACAGCTTCGCTGTTGAAGGCGCAAAAATCGGTTCTACACTGCGTATCCGTTTGCCCGACCGCGCTCTGGTAACTGACGGTGCCGCCCTGCAAGTTCAGGACGACAACGAACAGTTCACCACTCTGACTGTCTCCAGCCAGAAGCACATCGGTATCAACTTCACATCCGCTGAATTGACCATGCAGTTGGACGACTTCGCAGAGCGTGTCTTGAAGCCACGTATCAGCCAGTTGGCCTCTACCGTGGACGCTGACGTTGCCAACGCATACCGCTTGGTGGGTAACTCTGTCGGCACTCCCGGCACGGCCCCTGCCACTGCTTTGGTGCTGTTGCAAGCCCAGCAAAAGCTGAACGAGAACGCTGCTACCATGTCGCCTCGTTACGCTACCGTGAACCCTGCCGCTAACGCTGCTTTGGTGAACGGCCTGTCTGGTTTCTTCAACCCCACAGATGTCATCTCTCGCCAGTTCAAGAACGGCATGATGGGTGAGCAAGTGTTGGGCTACGAAGAAGTCAACATGAGCCAGTCCATCAAGGTTCACACTTGCGGCACCCGTGCTGCTACTGGTAGCACTACGGGCGCTGCCGTGACTGCTGAAGGCGCAACTACTCTGACTCTGACAGTTGGTTCTGGCTTAACTATCAACCCTGGTGACGTGTTCACCATCGCTGGTTGCTTTGCCGCTAACCCACAGACTCGTGAGTCCACAGGTTCGTTGTTCCAGTTCGTGGCAATCTCGTCCTCGACTGTTACCACCACAGCCACTGTGACTGTTGCTCCGATCTACTCGGCTGCTAACGCTCTGTGTACCGTGGTGTCCTTGCCCGCCAACGGTCAAGCAGTTGTGTTCGTGGGTGCCGCCAGCGGCTCTTTCCCACAGAACTTGGTGTACCACCGCGACGCCATCGCGTTCGCCACTGCCGACCTGTTGCTGCCACAAGGCGTTGACATGGCAAGCCGTGCCGTTCACAACGGTATCTCTCTCCGTGTCGTGAGGCAGTACGATATCAACAACGACCGTATGCCTTGCCGTGTTGACGTTCTGTATGGTTACAACACCATTCGTCCACAAATGGCTTGCCGCATTTTCGGCTAAATCGAACCAGGGGCTTCGGTCCCTGTTCTCAAATCAATTTGAAAGGAAATTATCATGTCTCTCCCTAATGGCGCAGGCGGTTACCAAATTGGTGACGGCAACCTCGGCGAAGTTAACTTCTTTGTTCAAGGTACTCCAGCATCCATTCCCGCTGGTGCAGCAACTCTGACCGCAGAGCAACTGGCAACTGGTATCGTTTTGGGCAACCCCGGCTCGTCCGCTGCTGCCTACACTTTGCCTACTGCTGAGTTGATGAACGATGCATTCCCAAGCATGGGCGCGGATCGTGCATTTAACTTCTCGATCATAAACGTCGATGGCTCTAGTTCTGGTGTTATCACCCTGACCGCAGCCACTGGCTTCACCATCGTGGGTCTTGCCACAATCGCCGCTACCGCTGGTACAGCACACACTTACCGCGCCCGTAAAACCGGCGCTACTTCTTGGGTTGCTTACCGGATTGCCTAATCCTTAAGCAATTGCTAAAACGGGGCTTCGGCCCCGTTCTCACATGGAGATTTAAATGAACATCACCCTTGTACATCCTGAATTCGGCGCTAAAGTTGCCACCAACCAAGAAGAACTCAACAACGATGTTAAAAACGGCTGGTCAGAGTACAATCCTGACACACCTGTTGAGGTGGCATCTGAGTCGGTAGTTGAAGCGTCAAAACGCAAGTACACCCGCAAAGTGACCGATCAATCCATCGAACAGCCCAACAGCGACACGCTGGCAAGCGACGAATCCGAAGGGAAGTAACATGGCTTATACCGCTGGCGAACAGATCAACCGGGCACTCAGGCTGCTTGGCGTTCTTGCCGAAGGTGAAACTCCGTCAGCGGCTACCAGTCAAGACAGTTTGACTGCGCTAAACCAGATGATCGACTCGTGGAACACCGAGCGCCTGTCTGTGTTTTGCACTCAAGACCAGATTTTCAACTGGCCCATAGGCGAGATCAAACAAACCCTTGGCCCTTCTGGCGACTTTGTGGGCAACCGCCCTATTCAGCTTGATGATGCCACCTACTACCGCGCCCCCAGTGGCGTGTCGTATGGCATCAAGTTCATTAACCAAGACCAATACAACGGTATCGCTGTCAAGACATCGACATCGACTTTTCCGCAGGTTATTTTTGTCAACAACACGTTTCCGAACGTGGAGATGTACATCTACCCCAAGCCAACGCAGTTGCTGGAGTGGCACTTCATTTCTGTGCAAGAGCTAACAGAGCCTGCCACACTGGCAACTGAGTTGTTC